AAAGGCTCATTTTGTTGCTCCTTGATTTAGGTTGTTACTTCGCCAGCCACACGAACGCTGTCCGGTTCGTCCTGCTCGCCTTGTGTCAGCTTGAGTTTCGTCACCACACCACTACCAGATACAAGCTCAAGATCGGCAACGCCTTTCTTGGCCGTCAGCAACGCGGTATCTGCTGCATCAATGGTTAGCGTGATGGTTTTGGTCGCATCATCGACAACCGCATTGATGATGTCGCATGGGGTGTCTGCAACTTCGGACGAAGCCCATACCGTGCCGCCAATCTTGTCCTTGATGTCAATTCGCGCCGTGTAACCGGACAGGCTTTGCGGCGTGTAGAACATCAGGAACCCGCCAGCGGTATAAGCCGGCCATACGCGCCCATTGTCATCTACCGGCGTCACGGAATTGAATACAATCGTATCGGCGTCAATCACGGTCATGGATTGATAGCCAATGTCGTTCAGTTGCTTCATGCCTTCGACGGCGTATACCATGCCGCGCCATCCATCAGGAGCGCCATGCGACGTTACTGTGAGTCTTGGCGAGCCCGTAGAAAGAGAGACTGCCGTGATTGCCTTACGGATGATCGGTTCTGTTTCCCACCGAACAACGAGGGTAAATGTTTTCCCCTTCTGGATCAGGATTTCTTTGTAGGCCATCAGTTCGCCCTCAATTCACAAGGAACACCACCGCCCTGCTCACTCCAGATTTGTTTCCATCCGGAGTTGTAACTATAGGTATGCTCATAGCCTGCTTTGCAGTAGGTGTCTGGTGTCGTGCACCCAACCAGGAATAACGCAATGATTGCTGACTTCATTTTCCTATTCCAAGAACTGAACCAACCCCAAGCTTCACTGCCAGCGTTCCAATCGTCAGCAGGAACAGGATGTGTAGGATTCCCCATATCGACTTTTTGGCGATGTCGGTTTTAAGGTCACGCCAGAAGGCTTCTTCTGCCCGCGCCGCCATAATCATTCGCTCATGGGCTTCACGGTGGTTTTCAATTCCGTCCGGGAAGGCATTAAGAAGTTGCTTTTTGGCATCGCCGATTGCGCTCTCTACCATTTCCTTGATCCTTGGCATTTCATCGTTCGTGTGTTTTGCCAAGGCATCATCAAGGTCAGCTTTCGTGATCTGCTCATTCATTCTTTGTCTTTCTCAATCGCCGAATTGATATGCTCTACCGATTCAAGAAGCAGCACGCGGGCATGGGCAAGCTCGAACATCGGGCGCTTCAGTACGCGATCTGCAAACTCGCTGCCCTCGATGTTGTCTGGCAAGTCCTGAACGTCATTGCGTTCTTCATTGAGCAATGAATCCACCTGAACCAGTGTTGCGTTCAGCATGAAAGCGATCTGTGAAAGTCCTGCCCGCCTGACCTCGTTCATTTGACTGCCCCCAATCGCTCGATGAATGCCTGTAGGTAGTTCGCGGTTACGGTGGTTTCGGCGCAGTCCGCCGCAACTCTGGCGGGAGAAGGTATTGCGTCGGCACCGGCTTGAGCATTTCCGGATGAATCTTGGGAAACTCCGGGCATGGCACCGCTACCGGAACCTCCACTGGTTGCGAGGCGCAGCCGTTTAGCGTAATCAGCACGAACAACAGCGATAGCAGCAGCCCATCCTTTTGCGGTTTCATCAGCGGTTCTCCGGTTTGCTTCTTCGGTTTCCTTGGCTTTGGCTGTAGCAATACGTCCCACAGCTTCGGTTTGCAGAACGAAAGCGGCATGGGTCGCGTTGCAGGTTTCCAACTTTCCCTTGTAGGAATCAGCACGGTTCGACTGTATGAATCCCCACCCGAGCGTAAGCCCTTGCAGCACGACGGCAACAATCACGGCGATGATGGTTGGCGACATTACGAAAGGCATAGAAGCATCTCCGCGTTGCGTCGTTTGGTTAGGCCGGGAAGCGGCTTGCCCTTGAACTTGTCCCACTTCGTTATTTCGTTGCACGCACCTTCATAGTCGCCAGCGTTCAGCTTCTTGACCAGCGTTGATCCGCAGAATGCCGATGTTCCGATGTTGTAAGCGAGGTCGACGTATGCGTCGTATTCGTTCTGCGTTAAAGGAACAGTTACGCACTTCTTGATTGCGCCTTCATACTTCGACACGTCAGACAGCGCACGCTGCAATGCTTTTGGTGGGGTTGTCGTGTCGCCAAGATGCACGTTCTCTGTAGTACCGAACCCGATGGTAGGAACATCACCAGGAACAGGAATAACGGCCTTGTCCGTATAGCCCTCGTTCATTACAAGGGTGACGAGTGCTGCGCCGGATATGGCAAGTGCAGCAATCGCGTTTCTAGTCTTTGGTTGCATCACTTGTTCGGCACTCCTATAATTGCAACACCAGCAAAAAAGGAGAAAACATCATGGAACAGTGGAAAACCATATCTGAGCGCGGAATTACGCTTGAAGTCAGCAGCGAAGGGAGAATTCGTGTTCCTGCTAGAACTCACACGTACACAAGAATTCGGCTTGGCAAAGAGCAAGAAATAACGAGGACTAGAAAGCCGCAGGAATACACGCCACAGCCGCACCACACCGGGTATAAAGAAATTGGTTTTCGTTCTAACGGAGGGAAAGTTAGATTTATGGTGCATCGCCTTGTTGCGACGGCATTTGTCGATGGGTACGAACCAGGGCTTTGCGTCAACCACATTAACGGAATCAAGGCTGATAACAGAGCTGAAAACCTTGAGTGGGTTAGCGTTTCCAGAAACAGCCAGCATGCTTGGGAAACTGGCCTTGTTGATCTTCATGGGGAAAACCAACCAATGCACAAACTTACGTCCAAGCAAGTCGTATACATCCGAAAGTTGCTTCACCAAGGGATTACTCCACATACGCTGGCAATCGTCGCTGGTGTTTCCGAGGCGCTTATCTACCTCATTAGGGACGGAAAGCGATGGAAAAGAGCGGCGTAGCAGCCCTTCAGCCGGGATCGCAACCGCCGTTGCAATGGCAGCAACCGCACCAAGGCGCTTAGTTCTCGGATGCATTCTTCACCACCGATTTCTGCGCCACATTCCCGCCGACATAAACCGTCAGCGCCAGCGAAACCACCGTAACCCACATGCCGCCATCAATCAGACTGAACACGCACAAGCCCGTAGCCAGCAAGACAATCAACAGGGCCATGAGGAACTTGCGGGAGGCGTAGCGGATCATTGGTCGCCTTTCTGGATCATCAGGCGCGTGACCATCGCCATAACCACCACGACAAACGCAATAACCGCCATCGGGCGCGGCGCAAGCACGTCATCTACGAATGGGAGAACCGCCTCGCACCCGGCAAAGAACGCAGCAACGGCCATCAGGCGCATGGACCAGGCTTTCTTAACGATGCGCTTCCAGTCAGGGATCAGCATGGCGCAACCTCCAACATGATCGTTTTCCCTAAGTCTTCGGAAACTTCGAGCATGGCAAGCAATCTACCGAGAGCAGACGGTGATGGAATAACGCCATTGCGCCCGCGTACTCCACCCAAAACGATGTCGCACTCAGGAGCAGCGCCAATCCATCCGAGGCCAATGGCATCGGGCAGAATCCGTCCGTGGACGTGGCTGAACTGTGTCGTAACCTCATATCGTCCAGTTGGTAGATTTGGGCGTCCATTTCCAGCCTCGCAGAAGCAGAGTTTCAGGTTGTCGGCGTAGATTGTGTTGTCTCGAATTGAGAGGTTCATGGCTAGTAACTCGGCGTCTTGTATGAGCGAGCGGCTTTCCTGCGGCGCTGGCGATGCTGCTGTGCGGTCTTCGATGGGCCGAATGTGCGCGAGAACTCCGCGTCATGGCGATTGGATGCATTTGGGTCGAACGTATCGGCGTCCTGCTTCAGATATGCCAGTTTCAGAGCCCATTCAAGCATTCTGTTGTGGTACATATTGGCGATTTCAGGCGTGTCGCTATCGTCCTCAAGCGTTCTCGCGTAACGATAGACAACAAGCGACAGCACGGCAGATACGGCAGGATCCGCGCCGAGAATGAACAAACCATCCTCTTCGACGCGATAGCCCTGCGAATCCTGGCTCAACTCGGAAAACACGTCGCGCTCGTAGCCGGCATACGCTCTGGACGGGTGCAGCAACTCCGGCGTATCAAGCGCAACACCATCCTTGGTTGTTACCCAAACCTCTTTGACCCGGATGATGCTTGCGTCAAGCTGGTATTCGGTGACGCCAACCTCGACATCGACCGTGAAGCTATCGCGGTCAAAGACCATCAACCCACGATCAACCGCCTCGACCAGCGCCTCGTTGATGTACCCATCAACTTCATCGTCTTTCCATAGGTACGGACTAGCAAGGTCGCCAGTCTTTACCCGAAAGCTCTTGCGCAGTTCGCCAAGGTTCATCAGATGTTTTCCAGGTTTTCATGCGCCATGACCATACAGTTCTGGCGCAGGCGCGATTCGGACAGGCCGATCACGTCACGTTCAGAAACCCCGACCTTTCGCGCATACGCTTTCAAATCCTCCCCGACCATATCTTTGATCGAGCGAGTTACTGCAAAACTGAACGGCTGCACTGACTCAGCCGGCGTATATTCAAAAACAGCCTCCGTAGAGGCCGTTTCTTTCGCACTCCTGCGCGGACGGCCCATGCTTAGACCCCGTTGCGTGCAGCGCGGGCCAGCAAGGTCATGCGGATGTTTGTTCCGACAACCAGGGTGGTCAGGGTGCCGACGATCTTCAGCCCGATGCCACGGTCGTTATCGGCTGGAGCAAGTTGAGCCAGGTTCGGCTTGACAGCCCGGACTAGGCCGGCAGCACCCTGGCCGGTCGTATTGGCCGCAAACGCTTCGTTGCCCTGGGTACGAGCCGTGCCCGTTGTGACGCCGTAGTTGCCGGAAAGCACGC